TTCAACTGTATATCTTATCTTTGATACAAGAGTTTCTAGTGACATTATTTCTTGACCTGTTGCTTCAGCCACCTTTTCTTCTCTCTTACTTTTTTCCTTTTGTTCATTTTGTTTAGCTATTTCTTTTTCTAAACTAACATCATCCTTTACATCTGTTACAGCAGAAACTTCGTCTGTTACAGCTGCTCCATTTGGTAATAATGCCTTTTCGGTTTTACCAGTCTCTTTTATTCTCAATTCTTTTATTTTTTCTGCGCCTTTACCAACAAGATTCCATTCAGGAAATATACCAATAGGATCTCTATCTAATCTAGCAGCTGTCTCTCCAATACCACGAGCAGCCCCATAAGCTATTGTACCAGCACCTACGGCAAGTTGTGTTGGAGCCATAACACCAATTCCAACAGTAATAGCAGCTGCTTGTGCGAGATTCTCAAATATCCCACCATCATACTTATAATCACCAATTGCTTCTACATCGATATCTAGACTTTCTAATAGTTTATCTCTATCTTCTTCCGTTTCAGCATCTGCTATAGCCTTAGCAATTCCTTGATTTTTACCATATTCCTTTAGACTAAATCCACTAGCAGTATTACCATAATTTGTATCTATGTAAGCCTGAGCATCCACCAAAAACTTACCAGCAACATCAATATACTTACCTATCTTTGAAGCAGCTGAAGCACCTGCCTGTTCTATTCCAAATGATCTGCTAGCATTTAGTTTGAATTGTTCTGCTAACTTTCTTTCTGTCATCTGATTTAGAACTCTTTGTGCATCTGGATTATTACACATCTGTCCTTTTATTTGTGTAGTCCACCCAGCATCTGTTACTGTCTGTGAATGTTCAGTAACCATAAAGAATACTGGAGAGCCTACATCAACTCCACCAGAAGCATAAACCTTTTTATTATATTTTAGTGGCATATAATCTGAGTGGAATGTGTGTCCTGGTATAATACCACCGATTCCATCTATTTCTAAAGTCATTTCAACAAAATCAAATGGATCAACAAGCGACTTTGCATCAGAACCACCACCATTCATTTTAGTCAATATTGCTTTTCTAATAAATTCTTTTATCGATAATCTTTCTATCATTTGATTTGTTGCGTTACCTACTGAAAATTGATATACCGTCTTTATTTGTTCAGTACCAACACTTACAGAACTTACTTTTATTTCTTTTGGTGGCGGAGCAGGATCGTTTACCTTTTCCTCTTCTACTACTTTTTCCACCTTTTCTTCTACTTCGGTTGCTACTGGTACTCCTTGTCTCATTGAATCAGCCATAACATCTGCCATAGTCTTGCCTTCGTAGGTATCATCTGAACTCTTTAGAGCATCATTATTTTCTGCTAAATCTGTATTCTGTATAGCTTGTGATAAAGCACCACTTTTATCATATGTAATTATTGTCTTTTTAGTAGCACTCAATGTCATAGGTACATTAGGGTCTTGTTGTGGTTCCTCATTTGGTTCTGGTAATGGTGATGTTCCAAATTGAGCTTTTATATCATCCGAAGTTATACCATCACCAAGTGCTTCAGCTGCTCGATTTAGAGCAACCTCATTGCCTTCAGCAACTGCCTTTCCAAGATCTATGGTTTTTACATGTTGAAAACCATTCGTAGTAGAGTTGAATCCTACCGGCCGCTTCTCTACCTCACCAGTATCTTTCTGTGTACTTTTATTATATGCTGGAGCATATTTGTACCAAGTATGTAATTTTTTTGAAGTAAACTCTTTACCAAAATCTTTAGCTATATTATTTGGATGGTTATATCCAACATCTTTGTTAAAATTTGAAATAGCTTCTCCATCTTTATAACCACCAGCTGGATTTGCTATAACTCCTTTAGAAAGATTTGTAAGTCTATCAGCTCTTTTTTTACTATCAGCACCAATTCTACTGAGTTCAGCAAATCTCTGAAATTTATTCAAATCAGCGTTGCCTGAAACTACTGTTTGGTATGTACTGTTTGCCAGTGAAGATAAATATTGTAAATTGTCACCTATATTTATTTCTAATTCTTGAGTTTTTACTGTAGAGTCTATTCTGAAACTTGGAAACTTATAAACTCCTTGATTTACCATTTGAAGACCAATATCATCTTCTCCTTCATTGAATGTACTAAATGCAAACTGATCTTTACCCGCAGCAGATATATCTTTTATTAAAGAATTATTTGGGTCTTCAGGATCTTCTGCTATTTGAAATCTCCACGCACTAAAAAAGTTGTTACTTACCTCACTCATCAATGATAAAATAGAGCTTCTAACATTCTGTTTTATATTTACGCCTGCTGTAACATACTGATGAGCACCATCTTCTGAAACGGGTTTTGTCAACCCTTCTTCATTGATTCCAAAATGTTTTTGTATAACCTTTACATTTATATAAATATTTCTAATATATCCTAAATTATTAGCATTCTTTTCATCCATAGCGCTTTGGTCTGCTCTAAATCCTCTGTAAGGACCATTATCAGTAGCAAGCATAGCAGCATTTATTCTAGCTAAAAAACTCTCATACACTACTGCGATATCCCCACTATCAAGTGAGGTGTTGTCTTGAAATATGCCTGGTTTAAATATTAGAGAATGACTTGGGTCTATTGCTCTAAGTAAGTAGTAATCTGATATTTTTATAGACTCTCTTTTACTTCTGTCCACTTCCCCACCTACTACAGGAGGTTCTAAACTTCTAAATGTGATTATTGGATTTTCGGTATTTCTACCAGTCATAGCTATATACTTACTTAGTATATTATCTTCAAACCATCCCCATCTGATATATCGAACTTCTCCTGCCTTTGATTCAACAGTGTCTGCCAAAAATGAAATATTCTTATTTTCACTTCCACTGTAACCTGGCTCATAAATGGTTAGAAAATTTTTCTTTGGGTCTAATGTTGCTTTAATCATTATATACTCTAATTTTGCAAAACCTGACCAGTTCCTGTTATTGACACATCACCTGGCTGTGCTGTAGTGACTATTCCGGCCTTAGTATCTGCTGCTTCGTCTATAATTTTATTTTCTTTATGTACAGCAGTTCGACTTACAGGAGTTGCTGATCGTTTTAATGCTTCTTGTATTCTTACTTTGTCAGGATTTGAGATATTTGCTCCTAAAAGATCTTGTAGAGAATCGGGACCATTAATAACTGTATTTAGTCCACTTTCGTCATTTTGTTGTATACCATAATAGTTCGCAATACCATCCAAATTTATCAATGCGTTTAGCATATGGTCTTGTAAAGATAATTGTAATACTTCTTTTTCTTCTTCTGTTTTTTCGGTTAGACCAAAAAATCCAGCAAATCCCTCTTTTACCTTAGTTGAAGTTTCTTTGTAACTACCCAAACTAACACCAGTTAAGTCTGCTACCAAACCATCTTTAGCATCTTCGATTGTTTGCTGTACTGCTTGTGGTAATACCATTCCAAGTCCACCAATAGCATCTTCATTACCACTAAAACTATAAAAATTTACACCCATAGCATCTATTTCTGTGGTACAATCAAATCCACCATCATCACGCAATTTAGAAGAAAAGTTACTAACTCTGCCGCCTATAGCATCTAAATTACCATTAGCTTTTAGTATCTTTACTCTTGGAGCACTAAATAGTGATTGGTCTACTTTTATTGCGTCATCGTCTATCAATATAAATGTCTGATTAGCATCTAGTGGAAATTTAGGTGAACTCCACCCCCATTGTAATGCCACTTCATAACCTGTAGTTAGGAAGACTTCAAATGCCTCTAATGCTTCTAAACTTGGAGCACTCCAATTTACTGTTGCTATTCTAGAAGCATATCCCTCATTAGAAAGATACTCACAAGTTATTTGTTTTATACCAGGTACTGGTCTAATACCTACCTCACTACCACCTTTCGTATTGACATAAGCACCATTACCTTTACCAGTAAATCCAAGATTATCTTGACCAGGATTATTACTTCTCAAATCTATAGATTTGCCTGATGATTCTCCAGACTTATTATATTGATGAATTTTTAATTGAGTGTCTACATCACCAAACTCTCCGTAAGCTAATGCTAAATTATTTTTTTCTTCTTTAGCATTAGTAGACATTATTGCATATGGCATTTTAGCAGCATAATCAACGAATTGAACATGACCACCGCCATTGGGCAATTTAGCTACAGATCGTCCTAAGATAAGTTCTCTTCTCTTTAGTTCTTTCTGTATTTGTGCGTCTATCGGTTTAGAAAATCCAGACATTGACATTATGTACTACTCCTATCTACAGCCTCCAATATTGCTTGGACATTGGTTGGTATTCTAAGTTTCTTTTCAGGATCAAGACCTATCTGTCCTTTACTAAGATTATTAGCCTTAGCTATAATCCACCATAAATTAGAATCACCATAAAATTTTTGTGCTAAAGAATCAAATCTCTCACCGACTTGTGGATTGATATAAATATCACTGTCATTTATCGGTATATTTGGAACCACTGTCGGGATATAATATCTCTTTCCATTTGCATCTTGTCTGAACCTAGCATTTCTATATCTTGGCATTATTTACTCCTAAATTTTAAATCCTAATTGACCAGCATATTTATTAAAACTATTTTGAGCTTCTTTTAGTTTCTTATTATCACCAATCAACTCAAGAGCAGAATCTACTAATGTATTTCCTGTAGAACCAAAGTCATAGTTTACATATCCTTTTAGTATATCAATAAATGATTTAGGTTCGATTTGGTCTGGCTTCAAACCACCATACCAACTATTTGATGTTCCGATTGGTAAATGATTTCCTATATAAGTAAATTGTATAGCAACATTTATGTGCTTTGGAAATTGTAGTCCTTGTTGTATTTCCCAAGTAGAATTTTCATCTACAGTTACAGTAACATTTCTAAGTATACCAGGCTGAGCTTCTATCATATCACCAAGAGTCAATTGAACAAATGGCGATTTCATTCTACCTAAAGCGCCCAATGATGGATAACACAATCCAACAAGATAGTTCATCTTTTCCATAAGCATTGGAAGTTCTTGCTTTGTCTTTGGATAAACTTTGAAATTGAAACTTACGCTTCTATCAGCACCTCTATATGTATATAGTTTATCAGGCCTTCCAATATATTTGTCTTCATTATAATCTGTCGTTATAGAGTCTGATATACCGCTTAGTATCGCTCTGAATATAATATACTTACCATTTATAACATCATAAAATCTAAACTTTATAAAATCTTTTGCTGTATTAGCACCATCTTCTACATAAAAAACATTCTCACCATCTACTTCAGCACCATATCTAGAATAATTTATTTTATCTACAGCATCACTAACACCACTAGCAATTCCACCAGTATCAGTCACACTTCTTCTGATAACTCCTAACACTGGGTCTACAGTTTCTTCTAAAGATGTGCTTAATAATCTTGTGAGATTTTTTACTGTTCCAACATCATCATTTGTCTTTTTATCTTTTCTTCTTTGACTTTGTTTTAGTCTTCTAGGATTATTTCCTACACCAACCTCAAATTTTAGACCAAATGCTTCACCTTTCAAAGAAGCATCAGGAAATACACCAACTGCTCCGCTGTCACCCTCATCAAGTAAACCAGTAACTTCAGCAGGACTTTCTAATTGAGTTTCATATGAAAAGTTATTATTTAGTCTTCCATATGCTAATGTGGCATATTTTTGTCGTACATTATTACTTATATACTTATCACTAAAATGAGTATCAGATTTGAATGTACCTCCTTGGGTGTTCAGTATTTTACTAGCATCTGATTCAGCAGTAGAACCTTCGCCGGAACCAGGATTTACTGTAAAACTAGGTATTCCGTCTGAGATAGTTACTGGTGCTGAAGACAATTGTCTATTATATCTATTTGGATTAGAAAAGTATATCAGTTGAGACATTGGAGCCTCTTCAACACCTATTTGGGTATTAAATACCATATCACCAAAGGTCAAAGTAAAACTAGCATCTGGATCAATGTCATATCTTGACTGCATCGCTATTCTACTACCAAAACCATACTTTATAGAATTTTGTAAATTGGTATAGAAGCCAAATGTAAAATTATCTGTTATAAAAGATGGAAAAGTTTCACTTTTCAGCATCTTCTGATATCTGTTATTTTCTGCATCAATATGTCTCGCAATATGACGATATCCTACAGTTCCACCTTCTTCATTTCTTTCTAATAAAACTGATTTAGATTGGAATCCCGTTGTTTCTAATGTTGGATTCAATGATTGTAATGTTTTTTGTAAATCTAACCAAACAGCACCAGCAGTGCTTTCAGCCCATCTTTTATATCTTTCGTGTGTAGCACCACCCATATTTAGATACAAGTCAGAAATTAGTCCAAATGGGTCTGAGATTTCTGTAGGAGCACTTCCTATACCGACATCCGACCAGTTCATACTCGTTTCTTCTCCTTTATGCCCACCATAATTTCTAACCACTATCGGATGTAATGAATCTCCTTTGAAAGGACCACTATTAGAAATGGTTCGAACATCATTTTGTCCAAATAAATTTGATGAATTCAATCCACTTGGCGCCTTTAGAAAAGCATCTAATGGTGCTATACCTTCAAAATCTGGTTCAACAACAATTCCACCATAATCAAATGTAATTGCTTTTGTAGAATTCCATAACTGTACAAGTGAACCATTTACACTACCATCAGCTGATGGATAAGTAAGTGCTGTATCGTTGAATCCAAAAGGACCTACATTTGATGTTCCAATATAATCGGCATTTGAACCTAATGTTGGTGAAACAACTGCAGTTGATGTTATAGATTGTACAGTATACGAAGCTGGATTCAATGGGTTATCTTCTGTAAAGGTAAAATTAGGGCTAATAAAGTCTACAAGTGGTGTCGTCATAAAAGGTGTGGTGAGTGCTGAAGTAGCATACTCACTGTCATCAAAACTAGATACACCACCACCTAATTTTGGAACACCATATAAAGTCATTTGTGTAGATACATCAAATGCTGGATAAACCTCACCATCTACTACGCCTGGTGGTATCGTTCCTTGTCTATGAAATTGGTAAGTATTATTGTCTACCTTAGCATACATACTCTGTCTTTCGATAGGTAGTAAACTAGCCCAATTACTCATTGGATAATTCTCTTTAGCAGGTCCGATGTTATCGCCTTCTAATATATGAGATGGTACTGATAAACCAACACCCAATGCTTCAACATACTCATCATTTGCACCATAAGCATTTCTTGTCTTAGTATTTGTTCTAGCAGCTCCAGTATTCCAAGTAGGTGCGATTATAGCATCTCTCATCTGATGATATCTAGACACTAAGTCTGTTTTTGGAACAAACCCAGTATGACTGCTAGTCTCGTCATCAAAAAAGTCCACCCCGTTTCTTATCTGATTATCTATAGGAGAGTTTGTTATAGCATTAGATTTATCAAGAGATATAGTTTCTCTTTTTGGCTGATTTTGTGACCACAAATCGATTTTTGCTTGTATATCACTCTCTTTAAGAACTGGGCCTTCTTCTCTTTGCTGATTTAGTCCTGGTTCATTATCAGGCATCGTTATCTCCTAAGTCTACTTATGTTACTATTCATTTTTTCAAGTAACTCTTTATTCTGTTCCCTCAATAACTTTATATCATTTGCTTGTTTTGATAATATTTCATTTGTACTATTTTGAGCCTCTAATTGGTCTTTAGCTTCTGGTGGTTTTACCTGTTCTGTATTTACTTGTCCGTTTACTATAGCATTGAAGTCTTGTAAACTTGGAAACAATTGTTTTAGCTGATTCTGTACGAATCTGTTTCTTGCTATGGCATCTCCAGACCCAGCAAACACATTCTGTAACTCTTGTTGTAATGCTGAAACCTGTGATGGGTCGTTAGCCAAAGATATCGCTCTCGTCAAATCTATATTTTTACCCAATAATCTAGACAATTGTTGTGAGCGTCTGATAGTTTGTTGTACATCTAATAGATTATCAGCAATTTGGTCTAAAGCACTTAGTGATGTACCTATCTTAGCTGCTTCAATAGCAGCTTTTGATAGTGACTGAGCACCTGCAGCACCAGCCCTAGCAAACAATTCTGTGTTACTAGCAAGGTCTTGAAATACTTTACTACTTACTATACCATTTGCTTCAGCAAGATTATCTACAGAAGATAATAGATTCAAATTAGTAGCAAGACTTTGACCATTTACTAATCTTAGAGCTTTTGCTAATTTAGCGGCTTCAGCACCACCCACTCCAGTATTAGCAACAAACTTACCCATAGCAATAGCAGACTCACCAGTTATATCTGAAATCAGACCAGTCTCAACTACTAATGCTTTTACAGCATCCCTACCCTGTTGCATGGTTCCACCATACATAGCAGCAGCGAATGCGGCTTTCTCCATATTTATTTGTATCTTAGCAGTGGCAACTGCTGATGTACCTAATTCTCTTCTTAGTTCAATTCCTCTTTTTACTGTTTCTACAAGATACTTTACAACAAGACCAATAGCGGCTATCAATAATCCAATAGGACCCGCAGCTGCCATAATACCTCTTATTGTTTTAAGCATTCCACCAAAGAGACCATCTATAGCCGAAAATGTTGCTGATTTTACTTTTAGTATACTCTGAAGAGATGGAGTTTTCTTCATTGTTTTGAATATCTCTTTTACAGAACCTTCAAACTTTCCAAAGTCTGTGGTTGCTAATGCTTGAGCTATTTCAGCAGGACCAGCATCACCCGCATTTACTTTTTGTAGTAAGTCGGCAAAATTATTTCCAGCTTCTACGAAAGCAACATTTCCTGATTTAGCCGCATCTTCTAATTGTGTAGCAAGGTCTTTTCCTTCGGTAGTCTGTTTAGATAATTGATTCAGTATAGTTCCTTGGAGATTCTTTGACTTTTCCAACAAACTTTCTCTTTTACCCTCTATATCATATATCTTCTGAGTGATTGCTAATCTTTTTTCTTCTTGTTTATTTAATTGACTTTGCTTAGACTTTGCTGTATCCTTCCAGTCAGTTATCTTTTTTGTACGCTTTTCTATCTCTTTTAATAAGGCGTCATATTCCTTTACATCTCTTAGGTCAGGAACCTGATAAGGCATTTGTGGATTTCCTTTAGCCACTTGCTATCTCCTACTTATCTCTTAACTCTGGATACATTTTATATAAATCTTCCATAGCTTTGTCTGTAGCTTTATTTATATTTTGAAAACTTTTCCGCAACTCTGGATTTTTGTCTAAAAGAGTTTTAGCAACCCCCTTTAACTTTTTGTTTTTCCAATTGTTATATAAGTTGCTGAAAAACCCTTCCATAGTGATTTTCTTCATCGATATCTCCGAAATTTTCGTTGGAATTTTACAGTAATAAATATCAAAAAAGTAATTTTTTTATCTCATTCCACTCTTAGCTTTTTCATATTCTTTTCGTTCATCCTCATAATGCTTAGCAATTCTATTATAATAAAATTTACGCAGGTATATTGGCATGGTATAAACTTCTGAAAATGAAAACATACCTTTAGAATTAAAACTTATTTGGAATATTTGTTCGTGTAAGTCTTTTCTATATGTTGAGGGTAGGCCAAAAAAACTGAACAGTGACTGGCACCAAAAATTCCCTCCTTTCTCCCTCATCATCTGTATAATGCCATGTCATGTCGACATCGGGAGCTATAGTATCAATATAAGTTCTAAGAGCTATTGAATCTCTAGAAAGTAATTCGTTATCAACAAATGAATTTATGAAAGCCTTATCTTCATTACCATCTACTGATATTATTTGAGTTTTGTATCTTGTAGTTAGGTTCATTTGTATACCACCAGTAACCTTAGAAATAGCTTCTGTTTCTTGTGATATTCTACTTTCATCAGCTGATGTTAGTAGTTTGAATTGAACCTTTCGCTTTGTTGCTGGTAATTCAAAATCAAATCTATTATCACGAGTACTAATAGTTTTTTTATCTAAAACTTTATCTTTTATTTTAGTTAAATCTACTTCAACTTTGTGACCATTTATTTCTACTGGATAATCTTTACCATAACCTAATATTCTAATTGCTAAAAGTAATGCGTTTTTATCTCCTGTTAGCATATCTCCGAGATTTATACTTTTATCAACTAATAGGTTTTCTATAAGTTTTTCTAAAACCACCCCTTGTTTTATTAGATTGGGTGATGTTAGAATATCCTCATCTTTAGCCGTCATGTATCTTATTTCTACCTTACCACTTGCTAGCGGGTGGTCTTCAGGATATAACAACCCCTTTGACGGCAAATCCACTACCTCTGTAGGGAACTTGACTTCAGCCATATTTGACTCCTATGATTTAGTTAAACTATAACTATTTTTTACCGAACTTTTCAGCTGCTGTGACACCAAGTCCAACTACTGAAATGTACATAAAACATTCTAAAATTTTGTCCTTTACTTCGAATGCGGAAAAGGTGTCAGCACCCCAACTACAAATCAACATAAAAAATGCCATAAAACCGACAAATCTTTTACTTGAAATTTTCGCATCACTCGAAAGCATTTCTTTGAAAAAACTCATATTTACTCCTTAGAATTGTAAGATAGCGTAATCGTATTGTAGTGTCAATGTAATATCAGCTGGTTCGTTTACAGACCAATCGATAGTACCAAAGTTTGCTTGTTGTATAAAAGCACCTTTTAGTGTCCACTCTTCCACTTTATCACCTACAGGACCTAGCATATTGAAAGTAACATCTTTCTTATAGAAGTCTGAATATCCATCTCTTCCAGTAACAGATTCATGCGACAGTCTTACCCACTCCATAACAGATTGAGCACCACTTGGAACGATTGGGTCGTATAGTACGATATCCAATGGTTGCCACGCGCCCTTACCTTTCACATACCTTTTAGTATTGATGTGGTCTAAGGTTATGGATTCAAATTGTAGAGTTGGTCTATTACCACTCTTTATAATATATGCAGGTACTCCTTCTATGTACATAATGAACCTATTCTTCAGTTTAGGTTCAAACGGAGTGAACATAATCTCTGAAGGATCTATTAAATCTGGCATTTCAGTTCTCCTATAAGTTTAATTCTTCATATATAAATATCAATAAAATGAAAAATCGATACAAGTTATTATTGAATTCTTTCATAGTTTTTTCTTAGTTTTTTGAATAAAAAAAAGGGGAGCATTACACTCCCCTTTGATTTTTTACACCTCCCTATTATTATTCAGGAAATGCCGCCCCAGTTGGTAATACTGAGAAGTCCAATACAATGAACTCAGCAGTTCTGGTAGGTTGTATGAATATCTGCCCAATCAACTGATTTCTGTCAATGACATCAGGTGTATTGTTAGATTCATCCATTACTACTCTGAATGCTGTTAGACCACTATTAGCTTGAACTGACTCTAAGAACGGATTCACAATATTTAGGAACCTTGTTCTTGTAGCACTATCATTTTGTTCGAATACTAAGAATCTACTTGATGAAGCAATAAACTTCTTCAATCTGATAAGTAGTCTTCGTACATTGATTCTGTCCAAAGCAGATGGTTTAGCTTGTAATGTCTTTTGTCCAAATACCACTACTCCTTGACCAGGAAATGTAGCAATAGGATTCACACGAGCTTCATATAGTCTATCTCTATCTGTATGAGTTAGTTTTTGTTTAGCCATTCTCACACTAGCTAATCCACCACGATTCAATCCAGCAGGAGCAAACCATTCGTGCGCCACACTATCTGTGAAAGCAATCACACCAGGTATTACTACTGATGGTGGAACCCACACACCAGCACCTGTATCAGGATCATCTATCTTTACCCAAGGATAGTAAGTACCAACATAATTCGTATCTAATGTTTTCACACTACTAATAGCAGTTGCTACTGAATCACTCCAAGCAGAAGCATCCATTACATAGAAAGCATCAGCTCTAGCTTCTACCTTATCAATTGCATGATTGGTAACTGATGGATGTAATTTATGTATAACACCAGGTGTTACTAACATATTGATATCAATCTCATCAGGATTACTTACAGCATTTATACCTCTTCTCCATGCAATAGAACCACTAGCACTTGCTGAAGAACAATCAAATCCCATAGTATTATTAGTAGCTATGTCATTACCTGTCTTCTTCAATCCGTTTGGAGCAATACCATCAAATCCATACTGCATTGGTACAGCAAACTTCTGTTGTACCTGTGAAGATGTTACTGTTAGATTTTGAGTACCACCAGCAAATTCAGTACCATAATTTGTTCTAAGTGTTGTTAAGTCAGCACCTGTCCCAAATCCTTTCATATCAGATAATAAGAAATTAGCGTTCTGTCCACCATCAGCAGCTACTGGTATTGGAGCCATATACTGTATGGCATCATTTACCATGTTAGCATCAAAGTAGTTTGGATTTATAGCAACACCATAAGGTACTGCACCATTATAAGCCAATTTGTCTGTATTCTTTACCTGAGCTTTAGATATAGAAGCTGTAGGTATATTATGAGAAGATATAATCGGCTCAAATACTTTTTTGAATCCAAATGGTTGAGAAGCCTTACTTGCCTTTATATTATCTGGCAAATAGTCACCTACTCTAATTAGAGGATGCATATTAGGATAATCACCATATACTGTTATCTTACCATCATTGTCTACATCTTGAAATTGGTCTCCAATTGCTTTAGCAAAATATGTTGGTGATGATGGATCGAAGTTTAGTTTGTTATATTCATTTCCAACAGGATTACCTGATACATCATGAAGTTGTAAACTAAATTCAGCATACCCTTCAGCAGCATTATTAGCATTTTGAGGTTTTACATCTTTTATTACCACATAGTAATTATTAGTAGCAGTACCATCTGACCTCATATAGACTCTGAATAATTCACTTCCATTTTGGTCTGTTACCATTGGTGTTCTACCAGCCATAGCACCTGTACTACCATTGAATGTAGTTACGTTAGTACTAGCGTTTACGCTTATTGAAGCACCCTCAAAATTCATTTCTTGTGAACTTAGGTTTTCAATAATTACTGTTGATGTACTTGCATTAGTTACAGTGTTATTTACTTGAGATTGAGATATAGCATTTCTAAAATACTTATAATTGTAAACAGGTGCTGATGCGCCATCAATATTTTGTAAATTAGCATCTTGATCTATTTTCTTTCCTAAGTATGTAGCTGATTCTGCAGCTGACTCCATTAGTGTTAGAGCAGTTAGACTAGAAGTTGCATTTGAACCAGCAAAATTTATATTAAAATTACTAGCACTAACAGCACTTAATGTTGGAAGTGAACCTGAAACTAAACCACCAGTATTATTGACTGCTGGTAAGTAAGAAGCAACTACAAATTTAGTACTTCCTGAACCAGATACGACTACATTTACTGCATTAGCTTTATATCCACCTAAATATCCCACTCTTACTACTGTTACTGAACCAGCTGAGCGTAAATATTCTCTTACTGTATATGGTGTGTAATAGTCTTTACTATACCCACCGAAGATGTTTTCAAAATCGGAAAAAGATGTTACCTGCGTAGGAACAAATGAAGGACCTTTTAATGTAGGACCAACAATAGCAGCTCCAATAGAAGCTACTCCAGTAGGTAAAAATGATAAATCTTTTTCACGGGTGAATACACCTGGACTGACAATTCTCTCTGCCATGTGATTTCTCCTTAAATATTATTGAGGTTAAAAACTTTATATATAAGTATAAATGAAATATCCCAAATACACATATACACAAGTTTATTTTTGATTTTCTTCAGTTTTTTCTTGTGTTTCTTTTACAGTAAACTCACCTGTCTGTGGATTTAATGTGCCAGTACCATAGTTTTCATTCAAACCTTGAACTAAAGCCTGTTCTTTTCCTTGAGTAGAAATATAATCTTCTTCTAAGTTCTTTTCAGCTTTATCTACTTGTTCTAACTGTTGTTCTAAAATCAGTCTTTGTACTCTCAACTGACCAAATGCTGAAGAGATGGTATTATACTTAGTACCTAAGTCTTTAATACTTTGTAACTCTTCATCTGTTACTTTTTTTGTTTCACTCACAACTTACTCCTTATGTTATTTTTTTTCGTTGAAGAAGAACACTTGATATAATCTTGAATTATCTATTGATTCACCAAAGTAAGAACCAGCAGTATGTAAGTGCCTTCCATTCCATAAAATTAATCTATTATAAACATTTCCAATGTCATCTATCTTTTCAAATGGGTGTACATCCCATTGTGCTTGATTTCCTATAAAAACGTCCTCTAATCCTTGTTCCCTATGTGTTTTACCAGTATCTTTATGTTTCATCAACCAAGTACCAGTTTTAGGTGGTGCATCAGGACTTAAAAAGATAATACCAGCCCAATCAGTAGCATCACAATGTACTACCTGACCAGTTTCTGCTGGAGACCATTGAAAACAACCATGTGTTCCACCTTCACCACTCCATTCACTTTTACTAGTATTTATTCCCAATAATTTTTCAAATATTGGTCTGTAAATTTCACCATATGGATTAGGTTTAGACCTAAGTCCAACCGAACCTCTACTTATCCACTCATCTTTTGGTATTTTGAGAACTTGTTCTCTGACTTCATCAGGATTCTCTAAAAAATTATCAACAACAACTATCGTAGGTTGATTATTATCATTTACTATAGGATTTATATTGGTATTTTTTATTTTAGGTGTTATAATCTTTTCTAAATTACTCAGTAATGGGCTTATATTTGGTTTATCTAGCTTTTCTTTTTTTTCAGGCCACCCAACATTATTTAAATTATCAATTACCAACTCACTAAACCACTCTTCCATATCATAATTGATATGTAAGTCGTATAATATTTCTTTACTCTCTTCTATTCTCCAAGAATGCCACGCATTTGTTGCTTTTTGAAATAAAAGTTGATAATCGTTAAACTCAAGTCTAAAACCTGTTACATTTTTACGATTTTTCCAATTCTGTAAACCTATATTAGCATATGCATATGCTTGAAAAGGTTCTTTTATTTCAAGACCCATACATAAGTAATAATAAGCCTCGGGTCTTTGTGGACACAATGATACTGCATGATATAAAGATACATATCTATGAACATCTCTTTTTCCTTGTTCAGAAAAAACTAATGATAATAAAATTAGACTTTCATATACGATATCATCATCATTACTCATCTCTACTATTCTGTTTAGAAACGAACAAGCTCCCGCATATTGTCTTAGTCGAAAATATTCTTCTGCTAAGTCTATATTAGATTTTATGTTAGTTGGATCTTTACCATAAACCTCTAATGCCCTTTTTAAATTATCATTCATCTACTAAACTCCAAATTATTTTCAATCCACTCATCAATTACATCACATTTTACCTCTAACATATGAGCAGAATTATCTTCGAATCCAAATGTTATATAAAAAGATTCATCTAATATATCCATACCACAAGAAAATTCTATTTGTCCATCCATAAAACTAAATTGCTTAGATACTCTCTCTATATTCCATTGACTATCCCATATTACAAATCTATGACTATATATAGCATCTTTATTTTCAGCACATCTATTCTCAAATCTCCACCAATTAGTATCATGTACAACAGTAATATATCCACCTTTATATGATATTACCTGCGAAGAACCTCTCATATTTGTTGGTATAGGAACTTCTTCTCCAACATAAACTAACTCACAATCACCTGTTACAGGATCAGCCTTTACTAATCTTGTTGGGTTAGCATCCATAATGTAATGAAATGGTAAACCACTAACAGGCATCCAATTCTTTTCACAATAACGAGTTGGGTCTGTTGGATGTTCTATTCTTACTCTAGAAACTTCTTTAGGTGAGTTATGTACATCTACAATCTCGGACAATTCCATTCTTCCTTGTCCGTTTTCAGTAGTGTCTCTTCTTACACCTGTTATATAAATCTTTTCATCCCAATGAACTAATCTACAATCTTCTAGTCCAGCAAATGCCCAAATAGAATCATCATCTAAGTTCATGTTTATTTTTTCAAAATTAGTATTATTTTTGTTCCAAATACCAAAGTAATTATCTGTTACTAATCTAGCATCATCTTCAGGATGAACATATGTCAAAGGACCCCATCTAGATGGAAATTTACCACCTTCATCTTGCCAGTATTTAGCACCTATAGAATGATAAAGTGTATAATTCAATAACCTAATATTTACCAATAGGTTGCCATTATAATTTAATACAGAAGCATTACATAATCCCGTACCATTTGTTTTTGAACTTGGAATTATCAAAGGATGGTTTAAACCCAATTTTGATATTGATTCAGCATTCATAAAAGATTTCATATAACCTGTTCTCCTTAATAACTATAAATATATAGGAGTTATCTCAAAAAATAATTTATTTTTGCATTTTAGTGCGAACCGCTAACATCATTTCCTACCCAAAACACATTACAAGTAGGACAAAATGAACCAGTCACAAAATCACCTATCTCTTCATCATCATTGGAAATATCGTGAGCTGAAGTTACCTTTAGTACTGAGCCTGAAGTTGCTCCACTTGTACTGATAACACTATAATTTTCTGTACTGCATTTGTATATTGATTCTGATAATTCTGTTGTACCATCACAACTTCCACTGTGTATTAGACTCATATCATTATTCCTCCTATGGTTGTACTAGAAAAACACCAAAGTAAAGTGTTCCCATATTAGAACCATAACCATATGATTTAATAGTTACGGTATTATGAGTCAATGTAACTGACGGAAATTTTAGCCATACTTTTTTGTTTGCCCCACCACCACTTGATTCATAATAAATAAAATCTCCGTTTACACCTGTTGCACTTGAAGCTGGAGTACCATTGAGTTGATTCCATCTACCTTGTGAAGTTCCTGAAGCAAGATTAACAAATCCTGAGGTTGGATATGTTGTACTTGTGGTGTTAGATGTAGTTGTAATGCCACTAATATTACCTTGAAAGTCATCAAAAGCACTACCGTTATTATACAGTATCTCTGCTATTTGAGCATCAGACCTAAACGATGTTCCTGAATCAAACCTAAAGAAGAATTGAGCCCCCATCCCTATAGCCGATTCTCCCACATAACTAGCACTAGAAAGGTCAACTACATCGGTTTGTTGACCAGTACCTTGGTTTCCTGTCCATAACTGAGTACCAGTTGAGGGATAAGCACCTTCAGATGGACCACTTCCTCCACTATGGTTATAACTATAAAATTCTGCCATTTCATGTGGCGCAGATCCATTTGGTCTGTTTACTGGAGAATTGTCGCTAGTATTTATAGTTGCTACATTACCAGTAGAAGCAGCAATTAAACTTATTTCACCTGAACCACCTAATTCAGTTCTAATACCATGTAATGTTATTTCTCCACTACTTGGAAGAGCCATCACTTACTCCTTTTATTTGATTCTGTAAATCATCAATTTGTTCTTGTTGTTCCTTTATAGCCTCTATAAGAACAGCTGCTATCTTCTCATAATCTACTGTTTTGTATTTACCTGAGACTTCATCATCTTTTTCCTCCCATAGTGGCATACTCTTTTCACGGATTATTTCAGGTAATACCTTTTCCATTTCTTGTGCAATTACACCTAAGTCTTTCTTACCTTTTCTCTTACCTCTTGTCCAAATGTATTCAACACCTCTCATTTGTAAAACTTTATCAAGAGCAGAGTCTATTGTTTCAACATCTGTTTTTACTCTTTCATCTGAGATTGTAGAAGATGAAGCAATTACATCACCATCAGCATGGAAGTCACCGCCATCCTCAAATAATGCTTCATTAGCATTGTTTACCATTACCTTTATACCCGCGCCCGGTGATGAAGTTTGATGGAAGAATCCATCATTTGTACTATCAAATTGATATGCGGGTGCATCAGCTGTTCCGTTTGTAGTTCGTACAGGACCAGCAAAGAGACCAACGTATTCAGAGGCTGTAGTCCAAATCAACCTCATACTCTCTACTAAGTCACCTGTATCGTTATCACCAACTTTGAATATCATAGCAACTGGTGTATCATCTGTTAGGCCACCACCACCCATATGACCAATACTGATTGTTTCTATACGACTGACTATTCCATCATTTGCACTAGTGTGATCATCTCCAGATGCTTTAACGTCTATGCGGCCTATAACATCATTTGAAGTCAAAGTAGTATGCGTATTTTGAAGTCTTAAAGTC